TCCTGAAACGTATGACAACAAAACGTATGAAGAAGCGTTCTATCATTGGCAGGAAAAATTCGATGCTTCATGGGAATCCCTCATGGAAGAACCCGAATCAGAGAAGGTCAAAGTTTCGGATATTAAACTAAAAGGAATGACCGAAATACTGCGCACGATGTTGCCAGTTATTGACCCAATGAACAGGGCAAAATTGATGGAATGGGCGCAAGATAATATCAATGAAATGCCTGATATGTTTCAAAGCCATTTGGATTTGGATATTGAGAATTTAATGGATTATGAGCCGCCTACCCCAATGCCTGAACCTAAAGAACCTGCGGCAAGGGATTAATTGTGCTATTTAAAAACTTAATAAATAATACATTTGTTGTTGCAATTAATGGATTGGAACAAGATTATTTGCGAGATAAAAATTATCGAATAGCTAGGGATTCTGATTTTAAAGAATCGGAACATCCAAGAGATGCTGACGGTAAATTTGCATCATCTGGAAACACCAAAAGCCAAGAAGGTACTTTGGAAAGGATGAAAAAAGAAGTTCCAGAATCAGTTGAGAATGAAATATTTGGTGAAACTGGATATATATATTACACACCCCATAGACCAATTGAAAATTCTCAAGAAAAAATGTTAGGCACAAAAATTAAACCTTTACATGAAAGAGTTTTTGTATCTGATAAACCATTAAGTTCTGATAAATTAAATGACATTGAAGCAATACCAATTTCTCAAGAATCAAAGCATCAATTTGCTAAAGAATTAGCCGATTCGGGAGTTGTTGGGATGATGAACAAAGATGGTAAAAGATTTTCTTTTGTTCATGAAAGCACAAAACACGATGGAAAAATACAAATAACCTATTATGATAAAAGTGGTGCAATTCTTGATAGTCAACATAATGATAGAGCATCGGCTATTGAAGAATTAATTGAAGGTGGATTTATGAAAATTTTGCCTGAAGAAAAAGTAGGTTCATTGATTCAAAAAGTTATGGTGGGTTAAATGAAATTTAAAAATATTAAAACAGGCAATATTATTAATGTTCATGAACGGCTTATGCCGCTTTTTAAGTTTGTAATTCGTTCAGACGAATATGTTTTTGTAAACGATGATTTTAAAGAACATGAACACCCAAGAGACCCAAGCGGAAAATTTACTTCTGGCGGCGGTGGTGGGGGCGCATCAGTTGAGCCTACTAAGACAGAAAAGCCAAGTTTGGAACTATTAAAAGCATACAACAAAGGCTTGAAAGAAATGCCAGGTTCTCCTAAGCAAAAGGAAACTTTGCAAGAAATTGAAAAGCTGAGAAGTTCTGAACCTTCACCAACTGAAAAACCCGCAGAAAAAAAAGGTAGAGGATTTGAAAAAGGGGGCGTTGATAAGCATGGATTTGAAAGATCACCAGGACTAACCCCAAAACAAAGGCGAGTTGAAGGAACTTTTTACAACGCCATCAGAACCAATCAGCAACAATTGATTTCTGATTATTGGCAAGCAATGAAGAAAGAAAAGTTTTTCAATACTATTGATGCTGACCAGGTTAAGAAATTAAGCCCTGCGTTCAGAAAAGATTTGTCGATGGTTGGTGCAGTTCATGAGCCAAGTTCTCATTTGTCCAAAGTTATTTACAGGCAAGCATTAGAGAAAAAAGCCAGGGAAAACGACAAAACCCCAACAATGTTTACCGCAGGTGGAAGCGGTTCAGGAAAATCGGCTACTTCACCCCTTGCGGCATCCATGTTTGGATTGAAAGACGATAACTTGGTTTACGATTCGGTTATGTCAACATTCAAATCGTCCAGTCGCAAAGTTAATGAAGCACTTGATATGACCGAAGGCGATGCGGTGATTGTTTACACCAATACGCCTATTGAAAGGGCTTTAAAGTTCAATGCAATGCGTTCCAGGTCAGTATCTATTGACGTTTTAATTGAAGCGCACATGGGCGCATCTAAGACGATTCATGAAATGCACGAACACTACAAAGACAACCCAAGAGTTAAGATGCAAATTATCAATAATTTTGACGAACCGCATAATGTGCATTTGGGTACATTAGAAGGCGTATTTAAATACGACCCCGCAGTTACCAGGCAAAAATTGGAACGCCAAGCTAAAGAAATGTTTGCTAAAGGCGAAATAGGTAAGGACAAGCTGAAAACACTTCTAGGGTAGATGTATTATAATAATAGACAAGGTGATTCAGTTCACCAGAAAGAGAGTATCTTATGAGTATTGATTTTGAAAAAGCTAAAACAGAATGGTTAAAAACTCTCAACGGTAAAAGTTTGGAGCAATACAAAGCCGAAAATGACCAACGCATTTTGCTTGCGATGGAGAAAATCGGCAACGAACCCAAGAATAAAAAGCTATGGGACGAAGCTGAAAGCATGGAAGATTCTGAATAGTTTAGAAAACAAAAGACCACAAATAACCCCCTTTAGAAATATTGGGGGTTTTTTTTTGACCAAAAAGCAACAAATTGCAAATAAATAATACTTATCCTATTGTGTTTATGCTTAATAGGTATAGAATAACAATTGTGGTGGTTAGGAAATTAAAGGAGAAAAATCATGGAACTAGCAAGATACGGTTACTTGGTGATTCATGGAATTACGGAAGTTCGGGCGATATACCTGGCGGCAAAAATCAAAAGGCATTACGGTCGTGCAAGAGCCGCTTTAACGATGATTAGAAGATACGAAGCCACAGGTCATTTTTAACACTTTGAAAGGAAATCAAATGAAAGTTGCAGAAAAAATCAATTACCTTGGAATTTACATGGAAGCTACTCGTGCAGGTTGTGCGGCAGTCAATGGTATGGACGTTACGCCAATGATTGTCAACAATGGCACAACAAATTATTTTGTTCCTGATGGTGTTTGCGGATTTGCCTGGGTTGTTATTCGGGATATTAAGTTTGCAAACTTCCTGAAAAAAATGGGTGTTGGTCGCAAAAGATACGAAGGCGGTTATGTAATGCGGGTATTTGATTACAACCAGAGTATGCAGAAAAAAGAGCAGTACGCAGAAGCGTTTGCGCAAGTTCTAGTAGATAACGGAATCAATGCTTATGCCGAAAGCAGGTTAGATTAATCAACGCCCCTGCGGGGGCTTTTAAAAGGAAATCAAATGACATACGAACAAGCAAAAAAAATAATGGGAAGACAACCCAAGTGGGCAATTAAAAATATGCTCAAAGCCCTGCAAATGCTCCCTTGGTTAAATACTGATGAAGACAACGAAAGATTATTGGCTTGCAAAATTTACTTGAAAGGAAATAAAGAATGAAATTTACCAAAGCAAAAAATATTTGGCAAATGACCAAAGATGAAATGGCAAAGTTGCCAAAAGGTCAATGGGTTTATGCGGGTGAAAAATCAAGTTTAGGTAGGTTTTACGGAGTTCGGAAAAGTGGAGTTGTAGTTGTTGCCTGGAAGGACAACGCAAAAAATAATGATTATTTCGATTACTGCAAAAAACTTTACCAATATTCTTTAAATTAATTTGTTGTAATTATGCCTAATCAGTATATTTATATGCCAATTAGGTATAAAATAAAGGCTTAGAAGGTAATAAAAAAAGGAAATCAAATGGAAACAATTTTTGAACACTTCCCAATAACAAACAGCCAAGTAATCGGTATCGCCCCTGACGGAACAACATTAAGAGCCTGGAACGAAGGCGAAAGAACTTTCATGGAGACTTACGGTTACACCCCTCCAATTGGCGAATTCGGTATCAGATATGGTTTAGTAATTGTGGTTGAAACAACTTAAAAAGGAAATCAAATGGAACTCCAACAAAATCAATTTTGGCAAACCAGAGCAAGGGGCACAAACGACCAGGAATATCAAATCTACCTGGCTTGTGCTGATGACGGTAACGGTGGTGACATCAGCAGAAATGGTGAACCGCTTTTAACTTATGAGGAGTGGTTAGCAAACTAAAAATAATTTGTTGTAAATATACCAAACTAGAATAAACAATGCTAATTTGGTATAAAATAAAGTCTGAGTTAGGAAATTAAACAAACAAACAAAGGAAATAAAATGAAAAGAACACCAAGTATCCCCGCCCAAGCCGCTACGATGATTAGAAATTATCTAAAAGCAAACAACATTGCAGGTAGCGTAAAAAGTGAAATTTATAGCATGGGCAGTAGCGTTAATGTTTACGTTACTGACTTAGAACCAGAAGTGTTAGACAAATTAAAAACATTTGCTAATCAATTCCAATACGGTCGTTTTGACGGTATGCAAGACCTTTACGAATACACGAATAGTAGAGATGACCTTCCCCAAGTCAAATACGTTTTTGTTAACAACACACTTAGCCCTGAACTTAGTCAAGAGATTTGGAACTTTGCCAGAAACTATTACGCAGGGATGGAAGATGCGCCAGAAGATCAAGCCCTGGCAAGCAAGTTTTATAACCCACAAATGAATGAATACGGCAACACCATTATTTGGATGTTGTTCGATGGTAAATACATGAGGGATGGTTACTGGAATTTTGCGAAAGGTATTGAGGAAGTTTTAGAGGCTTAATTTTTAATAATCAACCTGCCCCCCAAGTGGGGGCTTTTTATTATGGAAACAAAAACACGAAACAGGGGCGCATTTGGATACGTTCCAAATCCTAGCGAAATAATACTTGCCAGGGGTAATTTATCCCAAGCCAAATGCGCTTCTTTAATTTATACTACCCAAGTTCGTTGGAGCAATTACGAAAACGGCAAAAGTCGAATACATCCTGCGATGTGGGAATTATTTCTTGAAAAACGAAAAAGGCTAAGTAATGACGTTTTATGAAGTTTTGACCGAAGCAATTAACGACATAATGGAATATGGGTTCGATTCTGAAAAAAGACTTCAGGATTGGATGGAAACAATTAAAATTGCCGCTTACAACAGTTTAATCCCTGAATCGCAGGTCGAGCAGGAAATGATTAAAGCAATGACCGCCGCATATACCAGATTGGTCGTAAAGGGCGGATTGGTCAGAAAAAACGTCACCAAATACGATGTTGAACGGCTCAAGCCAAAATTAAGAAACGAATTAGACCGCAGAATTGCAACTGCGGCTAACCTTATTAAATTAAACCGCCAGGAAGCCATTAGCAACACCCTGCGCAGGTTTCAAGGATGGGCAACGTCCATACCCCCAGGTGGTAGCAAAGTAACGGACAGGAACAAGACTAAAAAGGATATTAGAAAATCCTTGAGTGCTATTACTTTTGAACAACGCAGGGTTGTAATAGATCAAACCCATAAATTGGTTTCAAATATAAATGATATTGTTGCGGTCGATAATGGCGCAATTGCGGCGAAGTGGCATAGTCATTGGCGGCAGGTGAACTATGATTACAGAAAAGATCATAAAGAACGTGACGATAAGATATATATTATTCGCAACTCATGGGCGGATGAAAAAGGTTATTTAAAGCATCCCAATGGTTATACCGATGAAATAACGCAACCAGGCGAAGAAGTATTTTGCAGGTGCAATTACCAATACATCTACAATTTAAGTTCAGTAAAAGAATTGTTGACAACTAAAGGCGAAAAGGCATTACAATCTGCCAAAATTACTTTTAAATAATTTATGCCATTTGAATCGGAAGCCCAACGAAAAGCTATGTATGCCGCCGCAAGCGGTCATGGCAATATTGGCATCCCTAAAGAAGTGGCAAAGAAATTTATTAAACACTCAGAAGACGGCGATATTCCTGAAGAATCTACGCCGTTATCAACTCCCGAATTTAAAGAAGATGATGCTGACCCTTGTTGGGAAGGTTACAAACAATTAGGAATGAAGCAAAAAGGCGGCAAAGAAGTGCCTAATTGCGTTCCAAAAGATGATTTAGCCGTTGAAAGAATTGCAACTGGTTCAAAATCCGATGCTATGCCAATTGACAAAGATGCAGGGGCATTAGGTCGTGCCGCAGGAATAATGTTTTTAACAAATGATGGCAAAGTATTATTAATTCGCAGGGGAGATGGTGGCGATTATCCTCAAACTTGGGCAGTACCAGGCGGTCATCAAAATAAAGAAGATGCAAACTTAGAAGAAGCGGCTAGGCGTGAATGTTTTGAAGAAACAGGTATCAAGTGCGAAGGCAAGTTGGAAATATTATTTGATGACGGTCAATTTTGTACTTATATTGCCAGAAATTTTGAGCAAGTTCCAGTAACTTTGAACCATGAATCAACTGGATTTGATTGGTGTCATGTTGATAATCCCCCAATGCCTTTGCACCCAGGACAAAATATTTGTTTCAAAATTGCAAGTGCAAAAACAGAATTCGATTATGCTGAATTAATTAGGCAAGATTTATTGCCAAGCCCTCAAATGTATGCTAATGTTATGCTATTAGCTATTCGCATTACAGGAACAGGGTTAGCTTATCGTTCAAGTATTGGAGAGCACGTTTGGCGTGATTCCAGTTTATATTTGAATGATGACTTTTTAAAGCGTTGTAATGGGTTGATTGTGATAATAGATCACCCTGAAACTGCGGTTCTGACTTCTAAGGAATTTAAGGACAGAGCAGTTGGAAGTATTATTCTGCCTTATATTAAGGGAGATGAAGTTTGGGGTATTGCGAAAATCTACGACCAAGATGCGGTAAACACCATTTTGACCGAAGAAGTTAGCACTAGCCCATCTGTTGTTTTTGACCAAACAGCAGGTAACACGACACTAACGACTGAGAATGGAGAGCCACTCTTGATCGAAGGTGTACCATTTCTTTTAGA